TTGATCATTCTGCTTCTCCCTATTTAAGTCAATTTTTTCTTCCGCTATTCTTATTCTTTCCTCTGCCTGATCTTCAGAAGATTCAAGTTTCATTTTATCAAGATCTATACGTTCTTCAAACTCCCCTGCTTTTCTTTCTTGATCCATCATATTCTCTTGAGCTTTTCTTTGCATATCCATAGCTCTTAAATCTAGTTCTCTTTGTTTAAGTGCAACTAACGGATCTTGTTTTTGATTACCCGATTCTTCCTGAGCTAACGTCATAGTTATTTCTGCAATTCGTTTTGCAACCATAGAATCAAATAAAATTTTAAATCCATCAGGATCTGCTTGTGCTTGTTGTTGCATTTCTGGAGATTCTTGTACTAAGTTACCAATCTCACCATGTGCTTGTAGTGCTATGTGGTCAGATATGTGTCCTTGTAACAAAGCGTAAACCATTGGATTAATTTGTACCATCCTTGAAGCCATAAAAGCTCTGTGAGCTGCAATATGTGACTCATGATCTTGTTGAGGGAACGCTTTTAACATTTGCATCTGTAAAGCTTTAGCATTTTCAGTTGCAGGATCTTCAGGTTGTGGTTGCATCTCTGGTTTTAACAAAGAATCAATATTTTTTGTACCTAAAGCTTCATAAACTCTTCTGTATGCTTCTCTTAAATTGTGCATTTGTGGATTTGATGCTGCAATCTTTAAATTTTCGTTAGCAAGAGTTACTCTTTGCGCCATACTCATGATATTTGGGTCTGCAACAGGAATTACATCCACTCTTTCGTCAAAATCCTGTAGTTTTACGAACCTGTCTGCGTTTGTAACCGCGTATGGATACACAGGAGGTAGGTAATCAGCAAAAACATTTGCTAAAAGTCTAAATTCTTGTCTCATAGCGTAGTAACATCGCTTGTGAATAGCGCTCATGACTCTCGAACCACGTTCTAACAACGCGATTGTAGTTCCAACAGCTCTATTTTGTGCATCTTCACCCATTTGCATGTCTGCAATTGATGCAAAACGCTGTCCTGCTTGTACTACAAAGCCTAAAAGTTGGAATAAAGTACCACTCGGCTCTTTGAAAGGTAAAATTTGAAACTGATCTTTGATATTTCCGCCAGGTGCATCGACATCTCTGAACTCTCCAGGTTGAAAAGGTTGGTCATCATCACGAATTCTTATTCCTCTAGACTTAAATCCAGCAGGTAAGTTCGCTAATGTGCCTGCATCAAGTAATTGTCTTAATGCTTGAGTAGCAGATCTAGATAGTCCACCAATCATATGAATTAAACCAAAGCCATAGAACCCTAAACCAGGTAAAAACTTGTAGTGAACAAAGTATTCTTTTCTAGTGCTAGTGTCATCGTCTTGATTATAGTTTCTATAAATAGATAAAATTTCTCCAGAACCTTCATCGATTGAAACGACATAAGGTAGTTTAACTTCTTTCTCTGCATTTTCTACTTCAAACTCATTTAAGTTTAAATCAATATGCATTTCTAAAATGTTATATTGATATTCTTTTTCTCCAGCAGGTTTAACTCCTTCAAGCTCGTTTAGTTTATCTTGTATCGGACTTTTCTCTGCTTGTTTTGGAATAAGCTCAACATCTCTGTAGAATCCAGCTTTCTGCTGTTTAAGAACATCGTTCTCAGACATCTTAACAAGATGTGTAATTCTTTCACAATCTTTTAAATCGGTTGCATAATATGGAACAACTAAATCTTCAGCAGGTACAAATTTAGCAACTGCTCTTTGTTTAATTTCATCGTAGTAAATTTTCTTAAATGCAGATCCTGCAAGCGGTAAATAAAATAATAGTTGATCTGTGTCTGGTGTGTACTCTTCCATTTCTTCCATCAACATATAGTTCATGAAATCTTTAACTCTAGTTGCTTGATCTTCAACTTCTTTTGTTTGTGAACCGATCACTGTTGTTCTTACAGGACCATCACTTGGTAATAATTCTTTATAAGCTTGTGCTTGGAATTGAGTTACAGCTTCTGATAAGAGCGGATGGGTAACACCACTTGCACCTTGAAACGGTCTAGTGTTATTTACATACTTGAAGCCAAGTAGATCTAAACCTTGAGTGTAAGCCTGTTCCCAATCCGATCTTGAAACTTTATCTCTTTTGTAATCTTGAATAAGTTGTGCAGACATTCGACCAAGAACTCGGTCGTCCATGTCTTCAGCTAGGTTTCTATAAAAATCTTCTTCAGGTGTTTCCTCTTCAGGAAGTTCTTCTTCACCCTCAACTTCTACGTCTACTTCTTCTGTCTCAACTTCTTCAGGAAGTTCATTTTGTTTCTCTATTTCAGCCATTAGTATAGTTTAGTTGGTTTTAAATTAACCATCTTTCCGCCTCTAGCTTTAACCATTTTAGTAGAACCGCCTTTGCTCATATTTAAATAATCAAACGCGCTACCATAATCTCCAGCTAATGTTCCACCTTTTTTAGATGTTGCATTCACACCTGGACCTAAGTCTAAACCTTTGTCTTTAATAGTATTAACAGCTTTTTTAAATTTTTCTTTTGAAAAACTAAATTTCTGTGTTGGTTTTTTAGTGATGTAGTTTACTTTTGCTTTGTCACCACCTTCTGTTTTTAAATATTCGGCCATTTGTTTTTTTTGACCCAACATTTTCGCTCCTGCGTAACCCGCAAGACCAGCCATGATAGCTTTTTTAAGTTTTTTGCTTGCCATGATAATTATCTCCTATTAGTTATAACAGATTTATAATATCACGCAAATATATTTACGACTAGACCACCCGACTGATAGGCTTTAAATGGTTTTGTGACCATATCTGGAGATATTTTAATAGCAAATACATCCATATATAATCTTGGATCTCCATCCATAATTTTCTCTACTGAGCCACCGTGTCTTCCTGAATAGAACAAGGCATCCGCTTCAGTTTTAAAAGCAGCGATATGTTCTGTTCCAGCTTGGTCTTTATTTACCTTAAAATTCTTACTAGTATTATTAAGTTCTTTAACTACCTTAAAAGGCTTACTAGGATCTGATTTAGCCATAGGTATTGTTTTTACTTCTGAGTTATATTGTTTAGCAAGTCTCTCCATCTCTGCTGGTAAAGTTGCTTTCTTTTTTGGATCTGTTTTAACAGTTTTATCTTGTGCTTTTGAAAAAACTTTATAGTTATCAAATCCTGCTTTACCAAATCTGTTTCCGTAGAATTCAATATCCCCTAAATATCTTTCTCTCTTAGCATGGTGTAAATGCTCTACAGGACTAATACCAACCCATTGAACATCTCCTCTATCGGCTGCATCCTTAATTGTGTTTTTTAAAGCATGACTACCCCAGTTCTCTTTTCCGTAAAGAGGTAAGAATGGAATACCGTCTTGAGCTTGGTTCTTTGTAATATTGGATAAGTTTAACGAATTACTTCTTAGTTCTCTAAATTCACTATTCAAATCATAGAATCTTTTTTGATCTGCAGATGAAGCCTTAATTCCTTTTTTAGATATATCTTTCATCTCGTTAACAATTTTTTCTAACTTTCTATTTGATGAAAAGAATTCTACTTCGGATCCAAATGCATTTACTACCTTATCTCTTGTAGGATTATTGTTTCTTAACGCTTGAGCATAGTCAGCTTGAATCTCATCTATCATCATAATCTTTTGATTGTTAGCAGTTGATCTAACATTTCCTCTTACATGGTAAACTTGGTTTGGAACCCCTGAGTAATGTTTGTTATATTCCGAGCCGATCTTTTGTCCCATAGGTAAAGGTTTAGGGTAATAAACTAAATTCTCAAAATACTCGTCTCCACCTTTAATTCTATATTCAGAATAGTTTCCATACTTAGGAGTCATCTTCTGCGTGTCTTGTAATTGTATTCGTCTAAAAATATCTATGTCTTTCGCTTTAGCGATCTCAGTTATTCTACTTACATCAGTTGGATCAATAGCTATCCCTAATTGTCTTGCTCTGTTAATGATAGATTCAAAGTTACCTATGGCGTTCCCAAATGGAGAGCCGTCCATGTTAATATACTCATTATCCCCACTTCTAAATTTATTGTACATGTTAGCATTTGTTTTTCTAATACTTCCACTAAGGGCATTAATATCTTCAATCAAACTCTCGGTCTGTGACCCTATATTAGTTGGTTGTGATAAAAGTTTATTTTTCACGTTGTCTAAAGCGTTGTTCATATCTCTGCCAATCTCTTCAGCCTCATCAACCATTTTAGTATCAAACTTATATTTTCTCATAACTAGATTGTTCACAGGAGCTTTTTCTACAATGTATAATAAATCCATTTTAGTTAATGGTATCTTCTTCTCAGCAGCAACCTTCAGAAAGCCACCTATTAAGTTTCCATTTTTATCAAACTGTGCAATGTTTGAGTCCCACAGTTCTTCCTTCTTAACTGCTTGTGATATGTTTTTAAAATCAGGATTCCCTGTTTTAAAAGATCCAGGACCACCTGATTTAAAATCTCTTACCCATTCCTCTGCTTTTCTTGCCCCTGCAATCGGGTGTCGTGCAATGTAATCCCAAAGTGAAGAACCAATTCTATTAGTCTTACCCCCACGAGATAATGGTGCTTGATAAGCTATCTTTTTAAGTTCGTTCGATCTAGCAATTGCAACTTGTCTTAATTCATCTTGAGGTTTGCTTTGAGCAACAGTCATTGCTTTACCTCTATCCATTTTAGTAGGAGCTATCTCTAGGATATCTTCAACTTCATCTTTAGGACTGGTTCGTGTAACGGGAGCCTTGGGTAATTTGATATTAGCTATTTTATTAATGACTCTACCGATAGGGTTTCTAAGAGCCACGGCTCCGGCACCAGCTAAA